ATCCAGCCATCGATGAGTGGTATTGGCAAGCATAATAAAGTTGTGGGGCGTTAAAAGGAACTTCAAATATAATTGTTCCATTATCTGTTCCGCCATTTGTTACACCAGTGCTGTAAACATTTCCTGCGTTATATGCACCTGAAGATGTTTGAATCCAGAAAGGGTGTCCAACAGCATTTACATTAATTACATATCGATGTCCACGAATAAAAGATAAAGTTGGATTAGCAGAACCATTTATTGTGTAAGACCCTGATCCTGAGTTTGTAACTGATAATGTTATTCCGCCTGAAGGTCCTGTTGCGCCAGTTAGTCCTTGAATACCCTGAATACCCTGAATACCTTGTGGGCCTTCTGGGCCAACGATCTGGCCAGCGGATGTCCAAGATGTACCACCCCATATCCAAAGGTCTCCATCGGACTGTACAATTCTTGCATCATTTGCGCTGTTTCCAGTTGACGGCAGAAGGGATACGGTTGCTACTGATGCTTTAACATTAATAGATGTTCCTTGTGGCCCTACTGGCCCTTCAGGGCCTTGTATGCCCTGTATTCCCTGAATACCTTGCGGTCCTGTTGGAATTCTTTCAAGAGTCCAAGCAATTCCATCCCAAATCCATGTGTTTCCACCAGCAGTAAATGATTGATTTACTGTTGGGCTATTTGGAAAATCTATTGCCATTTGTATCCCCTTATTCCTCTACCGCTACTAGTTGATCTAATTCTTGATCAACGTAATATAAAATTCCTTCAATTGTTACATATGTTTTTGGAACAATGCATTTATTAGAAACTGTATCGTATTCCCATCCAACCTCTGCTGGATTTTCTGATGTAATTTCAAAACATTTTTTTCCTGTTGTATCCTCGGCATGCTCTAATGATTCTGCAACAACTACGTTAGATATTATGTTACCATCAATTACTGCATAATGAGGGTAAATTGGATAAACTGTATCTTCTGTTGTCATACTTTATATAGGATCCAAACTCCGCCGCCAGATCCTGCTCCTCCTGACGTGTATGTACCATTTGATGACGGGGCTGCTCCGCCTCCGCCTCCGCAACCATATCCCGCTGCATTAAATCCATTTTGGTTAGTAGATTGTCCACCCGCTCCTCCATTGCCAGAGTTATTTACTCCTGGTGAATTATACCAAGCGTCCCAGCCTTTTGCACCAACTCCGCCAAAACCAGAAAATATTCCTGCTGCAAATAATGCTTGATGAGTAATTCCTGCTCCCGAAAGAGCTCCAGTTATATTTAAGCTTGACTGGTTTGTATAAGGATTCAGGCTTTCAGCTCCAGACTGTGGAATTCCTGGTGCTGGGAATACAGCAAGATTATTATTTGGATAATTAGAATTTCCTGAAGGCCCTCCAGCTGCAGTAATTGTGCTTCCATCATATGTTATAGAACTTGCTCCAGTCGATCCGCCAACCACTACTGCAACACTTGTTCCAGAAACTAAAAAGTGTTCATTTATATTAAAAGATCCAGATGCTCCACCTGCACCAGACCATCTATAATAGTTAGCTGTGTATCCACCATTTCCACCTGATCCTCCGCCGCCAACAATTACAATAGAAAACCTTTCCAGATTTGGATTTGATGTAACTGTAAATGTTCCATTGGTATTAAAAAAATGACATTTGTATTTACCATTTGCATAAAGAGAAGTTGTTCCCCCAGTGGCAACTATTCCTGAACCCGAAGGTCCTCCGCTAAATCCCAGTGATGCTAGAGGTGTCATGCGAACTTGCTCGCTCCTGCAAACACAGTATATGTTGGTGTTGCGGCTGTTTTAATTATTGTAAATGAATAAGCGTCTATTGATGATGCGTTTCCAGTAGCTGGTGCTGTTCCACCTGCCCATTTTGGAGTTATAGCATTTCCATCTATTTGAAACGCAGTTGGATAATATGCGGTGGAACCATTTGTATTTAACAATGTAACTGTAATAGATTGACCTACTGATAAAATTGAATTTAATGTAGTTGGTGTTGCATTTCCACGGAAGTTAATAGTAAAGTTTCCTGTTGAATTTGATGTGTAATAAACAAATGAGGATGTCTTCACATCTATATTAATTGTTCCTGTTGTTGCCGCTGCAACAATATTCATAGTTTCTAGCGCTGAGGTAATAACACTATTTATACCTATTGCTCCGTCTGCTCCTGTTAATCCAGTGTCACCTTTAGGACCCTGAATACCTTGTGCGCCTTGTGCGCCTGTATTACCAGTTAGGCCAGTTAAGCCTTGGATTCCCTGTATACCTTGTGCCCCAGTATCGCCCTTGTCTCCTTTAAGCCCTTGAATACCTTGTATACCTTGATCTCCAGTGTCACCTTTGGGACCCTGAATTCCTTGTGGTCCTTGTGGACCAACAATTTGGCCAGCCGATGTCCAAGAGGTTCCACCCCAAACATATAGGTCTCCGTCTGCTTCTACAATTCTTGCATCATTTGTACTGTTACCTGTTAGAGGTAATGCTTCTACTGTTAAAGAAGATGCTTTAAGATTTATTGAAACGCCTTGCGGTCCTTGAATACCTTGTATGCCTTGTGGACCTTGCGGGCCTTGTGGGCCAGATAAAGAGGATCCAGTCTCTACCCAATAAGAATCATAATATGTGTAGCTTTTGCCGTTATCTGAATTAAACCATGCTTGTCCATTTACTGGTGCTGCAGGAGGGGTTGCAGCTGTGATAGAAAAAGTTGCTTTAGACCCTTCAATTCCTTGATCACCCTTTGGGCCTTGCAATCCCTGTAAACCTTGTATACCTTGTATTCCTTGCAATCCTTGTAGGCCTGTATTACCTTGCGGACCTACTGGGCCCTGCTCACCTTGATCGCCTTTGTCGCCTTTAAGTCCTTGTATTCCTTGCAAACCTTGTGCGCCAGTTGTTCCTGCTGGTCCTGCTGGGCCTTGAAGAGCTCCTGCATCAAACCATGAACTTGTTACTGTATCCCAAACCATAAGTACGCCAGTTGAAAGAATTAACCAAGCATTGCCTGCGGCTCCAACTAAATTAGCTGAAGTAAATGCGGCTGGCGTTGCATAGTTTCCAAGAATTGTTAGTGCTGTTCCTGTATCGCCTTTGGGTCCTTGTATTCCTTGTATACCTTGCAAGCCTTGTATACCTTGTATACCTTGTTCACCTGTGTCACCTTTAGGTCCTTGCAAACCTGTGTCACCCTTAACGCCAGGGTTTCCTTGCGGTCCTGGGACAGTACTTGCTGCTCCTGGGTTTCCCTGTAAACCTGTTAAGCCTGTATCACCTTTAGGGCCTTGCAAACCTTGTGGGCCTTGTGCACCTGTTGGACCCGCTGGACCTTGTGGTCCTGTAGGTCCTGGATTGTTTGTTAAATAATTATCTATGTCTGTTGCTAAATAGCCAAGGTCTCTTGGGACATCGGGCGACATGTCTAATGTCGGATATCTGAATACTTTAGGTGTTGTATTTCCTGGCATTTTTAAATTATACCATTCTCAGGGTTATAAGCCTTTGTAAGGCTTACTATTTGAGCCTTTCATTGCTTAGCTTTTAAACTATTTCTACCCCAGAAACCATGATACTTACTCCACCAGTAACATTTGCGGAGGCCCAGATAGATTCTCCAGCATTAACAATTAGCGTAGTCTCTGTTGATCTTGATGTGTTTTCTGCAAGAAGAACGTCACCAAATATTCTATTTGATAGATTTGGTGTTTGTCCACTTGGAACTAAATAAAGGCTAAAGGCAATTGGGCCATTAAATGTGTTGGCCGTAAATATGCTCTTAACAATAGCCTTGTTAGTAAATGATTTTAGATTTGAGTTTGTTGTGCTTAGAAGAACTGGCCCAATAAATCTTGATGGATTATATGCCATTTTATCTCCTAGCTAATTGCCCATTTAGAAATAAGATCTCTTTCGATTGAGATATATTCACCCACGGTAAGGGCTCTGTTGTAAATAAGTAATTCGCCAATCTTAAATGCTCCAAATGTTGCAGAGTATCTTCCGATTACTTGTCCTGTCATGCTTGTTAGCCCGCCTGAAGATGCACCGACTGCTACGTCAACACCATTTCTTCTAACTCTACGTGAGTTGTCAGCATTGCTATAAACAAGTGTATAAATTTCTGGTGTTCCTGCTAGTCCTACTGGAACAATAGCATTTTGATCATCATTACCAAAACCAAACTTAAATGTGTTTGAAGATACATATCCAGCAATAAGATTATTTCTTGTTCCTGAGTTAGTTCCACCAATTACATATGTGTTTGCATTTGCTGGCTTTGATGCAACATAAATAACTGTAAAGGAAGATGAGGCGATCCATGATAGTGTTTGATCTGAGAATGGTAGAAAGTCATCTACTCCATCAAAGTTAATTGCTGGAAGTCCTGCTATACCTGTTGATTGAAATGTTGGTTGTGCCGCTGCAGTTGCTTGAACGCAATGTCTAGCCAAACCAGACTTGTCATTCCACTGAGAAACTTTTCCAAGACCATCTCTTGTAATTGTAGATGGAAGAGCCGCATCTAGCCATAGTTGTAATCCAGTTAAGCTGAATCTGTTTCTTCTAAAAATAATGTTATTACTAAGCAATTGGGTCTTCCTCCATTATTTTTTCTAGCTCTACTAATGGTCTCTTAGGCCATGTAATTTCGGATACATCTTTGCTATTCTTTAAAGAAGAAATCTTCTTTCTATACTCTTTCCATTCAGTCAGAGACTTCTTGTCCATATCTGGGTCACTCTCAACCCATGCTGTAGACATTAGCTCAAAGCTAATATGTGCATTTACATTTTCTGTTTTTTCTTCATCTGACATCTTCTGTACTTCTAGTGCATATACTTTACCACTTTTAACAAATGGTTCACAAGGCACTACTTTTTCTTGAAAGTCATCAAACTCAGGTATTGCTACTTCTAGCAACCCGTTTTCTTTTGCAAATTCCTTTTCATCTATTGATTGAGGAATAGATACATTAGGAAAGAGTTGGGATAGTGCGCCGACAGCGACTACTTTTTTGTCTTCTACTATGGCGTACATATTATCTCCTTTAAACGTTTAAATCAGCGAATGCGTATGCACCGAATATTGTTGTGCCACCGTCTCTTGTCATAAAGTTAAGAACGGTTGTATTTGTAGATAGAAGTGGTGCTACGTTAGAAGCTCCTCCACCATCCCACTTAATTGATGCTGGCCATGTAACTGTAAAGCTACCGCCACCCTTAATTTCTAGTTGCCAGAACTGAGCTTTTGGCTCTGTTCCAACTGCTGGAATATTGCTAAATGCTACTGTGCAGTTTCCGCCTGCTACCATCTTAAATACGTTTGCTAGTGCTACGTTGCATGTTGCTGTTCCAGCTGCTGCAATCGTTCCTAGATCTAGCTGTGCTGATGGCACATTAAGATATGGACGTGCTTGTCCGTTAAGAGGTGCTTGAAGGTATGTGTATGTCCAAAGACCTGGTGTTACCTGTTGAGGTACGCTTGTTATTGGCATTTTTATTCCTCCTCTGGAAGGTGCAATTCTGGCAAATCTGCTGGTCTTGGAAGTTTATTCTCAGACTCATCTTCATCCCATGCTTCTTGCGCTGCTTTAATTGCTACAACTGCCTCTGCATGTTCAATTGCCATGATCTCACGATCTGTCTTTCCTGGATACTTATCTACAGCTACTCCGTCAACTAGGGTGAATCTATGAAGCAGTTGTGATTCAACAACTTCATGCTCTCCATCTGGGTCGATTGCGGGTACATGTTGTGGTCCACAGAACTTTAGTTTCATTTCTTTCTCCTTTTCCTTACGGGTTTGACCAATGTGGCATACTTACAATATGCGGATATTGGGTAGTGCTTCCATGTGTATCAAATTGCCAATGGGTTACAACGTTGTATGGTTGTAAGTCTCCACCGAATGATAGGGTTGTTCCATCTGTTCTTCTTAAGTTTCTATTTGCTGAACCTGGATCTACAATATACATATGTGGTCCAGGGCCGTCTCCGTTTTGAGCAGAGTATACAGAAATAAACTTATCTTCCTTAAATGGCACAATTGCAGTTCCATTAGAACCATCGGTGTTTCTAAAGTAGAACAACTTTGTTGGGTCTTGGGTATTAATAACGTGGCAATTAATTCCGTTTCCATAGTAGTGGTACGGTGAATAAATTGCTAGCCATTGGTTATCCCATGTAATATTGTGCTTTTGGCCATACCAAGTTTCAGACTGATCGATACCGTATGATGTTGTATTTCCTAGGTTTATTTCAGTATCTGTAAATGCACCGATTCCTGAGTTACCAGCGGTGCCTTGAGATGCTATGTTCCAATATCCGTATCTCTGTGCATAACCGTCATGATTAAATCTTCCAAATCCAACTACGCCTGAATCTCCCATTACAATCTTCATGTGATAAGAAGGCTCTGCTCTAGTTGATCCAGCCTGCGCCCATGTAAAGTCATAGAATGCATAATTCTTTGCTGTGGCCAAGTGGTTTCCTGCCTGTGGTCCTGCAGCCTTAGCCTCTGATAAAAATCTATGGAGAGTTCCTGGCTTATGGCTAAAATCATTTAAGCTAAAGCTTGTGTTTCTCCAAACGTGAAGTCTGATTGCATTTGCTGTTGTAGACTCTACGACTGCAAGCATTTTAGTTCTGTCATTGTATGAAGACATTCCACGGTTTGTGCGTCCCGCCCAAGTTGCGTAGGTAGCATTGTTAAGATCTACTCTATCGTAGTATCCGTATGCCATTCCTCTTGCTCTTACTTGAAATTCTGAATCTGTTGTGTAGTGGCTTACACGTTGTCTTACGCCGTAAGCTCCAATAATGGTTCCGCATCTTATTAGATACTGTCCTTGTTGGTCTGCTCTATTCATCCAGTTTCCAGCAAAGCCGCCGTGCATATTTGGTCTGTAAAGCATGTGTCCATCGGCAGAACCCCATACAGTTGAACCACCGAAGTGAGTTGTTACTGTGCTTGTTCCTAGGTTGCCTTGTGTATAGGTATACCCTCTAAAGTCTTCATACCAGTTAGGCATGTTGTTTAGATCTGGATCTTGGTAGCCTCCAAACCAGCCTGGCATAGCATTAGTAGCAATTGATTGGTAATCTGAATTAATAATATTAAATCCAGCTTTGTTGTTGTTGTCGTTTGTCCAAATCGCAAATGTTGGATAAGGGGAAACTTCTGTGTTGTTTCTTGATATAACAGGTGATGCTTCTTTATTTCCAATTATTGCTATTTGCTGAGCAACTGTTGTGGAAGTTGCCGCTACAGCAACGTTATTTGCATTTGCAATTGGAGTAATAATTGCAGCTATTGCTGCTTCAAGACCTGGATGAATTATCTGCGAAGTGGTTGTTGCTGTTGTATTTGTTGTCATTTTTTCTCCTTAGACCGTTGTCCAGTGTGGCATTACCGTAAAGTGTGGATATTGTGTTGTGTTAGACATTGTATCAAAACTATAATGCATTACAACATTAAATGGTTGCAGGTCTCCGCCATTTGCAACTACTGAATTATCATTTCTTCTTCCATTTTCAAAAGCAGCTTGTGGGTTTGCGTAATATAGGTGTGGCCCTGCCCCATCTGCATTTTGTGCGGAGTAGCACATCATAAACGAGCTTTCTCCAAATGGAACTGGCGATGTGCCATTAGTTGTATCTGTATTTCTCCAATAATAGTACTTAGTTGGATCTGCTGTATTTATACAGTGTAAATTAATTCCATTGTGGTATTGAGCATAAGGTGCATATGAAATTACCCAGTTATTATCCCAAGAGATGTTGGTTCTAATTCCATAAGAATCACCTTGATCAATTGAATAAGATGTTGTATTACCTAGGTTGGTTCCGCTATCGGTAAATGCTCCAGTTCCGCTGTTTCCTGGTGTGCCTGGATTTGTAGGAATGTACCAACCGTAATGGTTGCCATTTCCTTGTGGTGAGAATCTTGAGAACCCAATTGTTCCATTATCTCCCATAACTAATCTCATTACATAAGATGGTTCTGCTTGTGTTGAGCCTGCAGATGACCATGTGAAGTCATAAAAAGCATAGCTAGCTGTTGTTCCAGAAGGCCCTGCTGTTTTAGCTTCTGATAAGAATAGGTGCAGGTCTCCAGATTCGTAATTGTTAGCATTTAAATTTAGCGCAGGATTTGTATTCTTCCATACGTGAAGTCTAATTGCATTTGCTGTATTTGATTCAGCAACTGCAAGTGTTTTAGTTCTATCGTTGTAAGAAGACATTCCACGGTTTGTGCGTCCCGCCCAAGTTGCGTAGGTGGCTGAGTTAAGGTTAACCTGATCAAGGAATCCGTGTACCTGACCTCGCATTCTTATCTGAAAAGTTGAATCTGTTGAGTAGTGATTATTTCTTGGTCTGACTCCTCTTGCACCAATGATAGTTCCAGATCTTTTTGTAAACTGTCCCCACTGATCTAGTCTGTTCATTTGAGTGTTTCCGTAGTTTCCAAATACCTGGAATGAGTAAAGGTGATTTCCTTCATGTCCATTCATATTAGTTCCGCCACCGCAATGTGTTGAATTTGCTCCAGTGCCTGGGTTTCCGTTTGTGTATGTCTGACCTCTAAAGTCTTCGTACCAGTTGTTTAGATCACTTAGATCAACATCTGTCCATCCGCCTTGACGGTTATTTAGTCTACTTGTTGCAACAACCTGCATGTCAGAGTTGATTACAGAGTATCCTGCTTTTCTAGAGTTGTCCTGATTTGTCCAAATTCCAAACAAAGGGTAAGGTGAGACTTCAGTATTGTCTCTTGATGTAGCAGCGTTTGCTACTTTGTTAACTAAGTTTGAGAACTGTGTTGGAATTGCACTTTGTAGAGATGCAATGGCAGCAGATGTTGTGTAGGCAATTGGTGTTACCGTATTGGTGATATTTGTTTCGAATCCAGGAATATAGACCTGATTTGTAGTGGTATTTACTGCCATTGTAGTTCTCCCTTAAATAATAATATTATACTTGTGTAATTTTTACGCCAGAGATGAAGACTGAGACGGCGTCTGCAGCACTTGCACTGATCTGAATATTTTCTGCTGTGTTAAGAACTTGCTTAACATCAAGAACAATAATAGCACGAGGTGGAACATCTAAGCTCTTTACAAAGAACTTTCCTGCCATTCTCATTGTTACTGTTCTAGTAGCATCTGTTAGGTTATCAAATGTGATAGATGTAATAACATCGATCTGTGCCGCTGGTGTTGTGTATACTGATGTTTCTGATGCAGGTAGTGTATCTGCATAAAATCTGCTTGGTAAGCTTACTGTTGCCATATTAAATTACTCCCATGTTTGTATAAATTGTGTAGTTATCTATCGAAGATTGGATGGTAGCAACGTTTGCTGCTCCAGCCGAATTAACCGCAACGATCTGTGTAGATCCTGCTGTGTTAACATTTGCAACGGCTCCTGAAGAAGCTGTTTGGATTTCTGTCACCTTCGATGATGTAGCAGAAACAATATCATTTACTCCTAGGAGGTTGCCCATTGACTCTAGAGCCTTTGCTAAAAAGACGAGGTCCTGAGAATTTAAAGTTGAACTCGACAGGGCTGTTACCTTTGTCTTAAAAAGATCAACTTGTGATGATAAACTTGAATAATCTGGCATTTTGTTCTCCTATGTATGAATTATAGCATAACTGTTTTTATTGTTTAGTACCCCGCCTTGCCTATAACACTCTTAATTATACCCCACCAGCCTTCTTTAGGCCAGTGGGGTACAGCAATTATTTTAGAGAATTCCTCCGTAGTATAAGGTTATGCCCATTAGGACCACTGGGATGACCAAAGCAAAAATTGCCTTATAGTAATCTTTGAGAGGGGTTCTAAAGTAGCTCTTACCTACAACTAAACACTTGTGTGCTGGAGACAACATATATCCTGCGTAGTCGACTGCAAAGAATAGCGGCAAAGTTTCTATGCCAAATACTCCTACTGAGAGGACAACAAATCCAGCAAACTTACTAGAACTTCCCAAGGCAAAACTTGCCAAGAATCCAGCAAAAGCAACTAGGATCAATAAATTATTTTTGTGTGCGCCTTCTACCCATGCATTTATGGTGTCAAAATTAGCCTTGACAATATTGCTCAAGATAATGACAATGCCAGTAAAAAGAAGAACTCTAGCGTAGTCAATCAACTGCTTACGGTCACGCTTTGCTTCTGCTTCAATTTGAGCAGGCTGCTTATCCTTTTTCTTCAAAGCCTTTTCTGGAATATTAATTTCAATATCATCTTCTTTTAGAATTCTAAATATATAGAATAAAATAACAATGACGGCTGTAGCAAGCAATGGCCAAACTCTACCCATTAGCTCCCAATAACTAATACTTAGTGCCGCCATTGGAAGAAGAACTGTTGCTTCTAGCGGAGACCAGAAATAAAAATGATGCGTAGAAAGGTAATCGATGATTCCATAATTTTTACGCTTCTTTTGATCCTCTGGGGCAATTGTATCTAGAGCGCCAGCCGAAATGGCAACACGCCCTGAAATGGGCAGAACTCCAGAGAACATTGATATTAGAGCAACTACTGCTCTCTTAGACTTAACGGTTCTAGAGATCCAACTATAAAATGGCAAAAAGACTTGAGTCTTTTTTGCGGCAAATGAAAGCCCCATTACCGAAGCCAGCAATATTAAAAACTGTTGATTGTTTGTAATTAAACTACTTGTTATTTCCATTGTTTTCCACCACTGCTATGTAAAGTCCGTTCCACCAATCGGATTCGGATTCTAATGAATTTAATACTTTCTTACTATACAATATCTTTAATCCTGATTCAAGTATCCCCTTGTGGGCACCTTTTACAACATCCGTCCAGTTTGCGTCATCGAATATTAAAATAGACTGTCTGGCAAAAGTTGCGGAATAATACTTTACTGCATTTTTTGTAGACTCAAAATCGTGTGGTCCATCATAAAAGAAAAGATCAATATCCGATATGGGCTTTAGGTTAACCTTAAACATATCTGAATTAGATATAAATATTTTATTATTACCTTTATATGGATTAATGTTTTTCTTAAACTCTTCTAAGGAATTGGTGTCTGGTGTTTCCCACCCTTCTCTTACGGCCCGTGGAGCCTCCTGCCAGGTGTCTACAAAGTATGCCTGCAAGTTATTACCACTCAATGCTGCAGCGGCTGTAGCACCCTGATAAGAACCAATTTCGAGGTATTTAGAAGAAGACTTAGCTAAACCATTTATCAATGACTGAACTCTAGTCGATGTTAAACCTGGTATATCAATTTTAATTGGGTTATTTACAGAATCGACTAATTGCTGTGCGACAACAGCAACCTTTGGACTAATATGATTGCCATATTTTACAGCCATTATTTTGTCACAATAGCCACAATCCCAGCAATCAAATTTACAATTTTTGATCTTATTACGCCAGACGGTAATAGGTTTGTCAACCATATTAGTCTCTTCAATAAAATCATTAAAGCTGTCAAATAAAATTTCTTCATTATTTGCATACCTCTTAATTATTTCCATAGTTTCTTTGAGCCTTGTGTGAGACTCTCTTCCGTGCATCTTTATAACATCAATGCCTAGATCATCTATAAACTCCTGCCAGTCTTCACGCCATGGTGGAAAATTGGCTGTCTTTAAAGATACGGCAAAGTCTTCATGATCCCATTTTGGACAAGACACTCTGCTTATTGGATCATTAAAATATTGGGGACCATCTGTTCTGGTGTTATTAAACTGATAGTGCTCGTCCATCATTATGCACCCGCCATAGCATCCTTCATTTGCCAAAAGGGATAGCTTTACACCGTACTGCTGCTTGGCCTTTTTAAAGCGCTTAAGCTTTTCGTGGTCACGCATTAAATCACGATCTAAATTTATGTAGTCAAATCCAGCTTTTGCTAGCTTCTCAATATCTCTGGGCTCTGACACATTTCTAAGAATTGTATTCTTTACAAAAAGATCAGGAAAAGCTTTTTTAATTTGTCCTGTGGCCATCCAGTGTGTGTGAGGTATTGTTGCTGACCTAATTCCTGCATCGTATATTGGTGCAAAGGACTGAATAAACAAGTCTAGATTTTGTTGAGAAGGTCTTACTTCCGTATTATTAAAAACTGCTGAAGCCAGAACTCCAGTTTCAGACTGCACGTATAAAGCTAAATTAATTAAATAGTCGTAGTCTTCCTCTTGACCTGCAAATATATCACCCATTGCATCTTGAGTAAACGGAGGTATTCTACAAGTAAAATAAAAATCATAAATGTGCTGTTTATATTCTTTTAAAAACTGAATAAAGTCAGACATTTGCTTTTCATTTAACTTAGGGTTTAATGGAACGCTAAACATTTTCCTACAAATCTATTTTGGCCTGCGCTTCAGGAATATGGGCAATTCCGAATCTATTGGATATTAGTATACCAGTTTCATGCCAGTCTTGGCAAGACTCTATCTCCATAATTATTTTCTTTTTATCTTCCATCAGTTGAGCTTCAGACTTCCATTTATCATTTCTCATCTCCTCTGGAGTTGAATTTGATAATAAAAGTTTATTTTGATAATATTTATTTAAAAGAAAATACATGACTGCTTTATGAAAAAGGCAAGCATTTTCTTTGTCTATCTCTGACAAAGTATATTTAAACTTATCTTTATTTGGTTCTAGCAAAGAAGTGTCTATTTGATCATAAGAGTTTGTATTTTCCCTAACGCTAATTGATCCTTTATATTTGCCAGCATACTTCCATGCGTAGGCTACTTCTTCTGATACTATTATTGATTTAGGAAGATCTATGTATAGTAGTAAGCCTTCATCAATTCCTCCGACCAAAATATTGCCCCAAACGCCAACCTCTTTTATGTATGAAGCATTATCTTCTGGATCAAATAAAAAATATATCATTGAATTTCTTCCCAGAGTCCATTCTCTGAATCGGCAAGCTCTAATCTTTTTCTTGTCTCTATTTGCAATGCATCTAGGTGTTTATTTGTTTCTATAGCTTTAACAACTGCAGTTTCAAGAGCTATTTCTCTAACTTCTTTTGGCAATTGATCAATGGCCTCCATGTTTCCGCCATTAACTCTTCCATAAAACATTAAGTCGTAAGCTGCTTGCGCTCCTAGTCTAATTCCCCAAAGCTCTGCCTCAAGCCTTTCTTCTTCATCATGATCTCCAATTATATCCATAATCAGTCTACCGTCAGAAAGTCTACCCTCATCAGAAGAGTTAAATTTATCTATTAGCATCATATACTTATCTCGTTCTTCGTATACTAAACTTACATTATTTTTTTGACTTAATAAGACTCTTTCTTTTTCTTTAATGTTAAGCTCATGAATTTTAATTTCTGTAGGAGAAGTAGAAGTGCTAATTCTTTCTTTTTCTAAATCAATTTCTAATCTAGTTCTTTCTATTTTAAGCTCTTGCTCTACAATCATATTTTCTCTTGCTCCCAGCTCAAGTAAAAGCTGTCTGAGTTTTCCAAATGGAGTAAATTGCGCTCCGCCAACAAAATTATCTATTTTAAATACTGGAACCCCCCAGTGTCTATTTGTAGCATAAAGAAGAATATCTTTTTGTGATTTTGTATAGCCAGAAACATCCGACGTTATATCGTTTATATATCTCATTTTATTTCCTATCTATTAAGAACGTTGTGCTGAGTAGGCAGAACTTCTGCCTGGAACTCCCTTAGACTGCATGGTGGCGCCACCTTCATAACCAGAATCTGTTGCATAATTAAATCTCCAAGATCTGTTATTTTGCTCTCCGTTATAGTTTCCAAGCATGTACTGGTGCGCTTGCCCCATATCAAAATCTTCTTCGCCACAATTTGTAATTGGCTTTCCAACAAGCCCTATATTTGTTTCAGTAGCAACGCTCCATCTTCTTAGGTTATTTCCACCTGCGTAGTTTCCTTCATTACCTGCGTATAAAGTAGTTAGCTTTGAAGAAATTCCTTTTTGTTGACCATGAACACCAGAGACTGAAGAGCTGGACTGAGATTCTGTTGCAAAAACAAATTTTACCGCTGCGTCGTTTCCATAGTGAAAACCTTTTGTTTCGTGATAAACAGAAGACATTGTATCTGAGTTTGGACCAGCGACTGAACCAATAGAGCTCATAAATTGCTGTGTTGTAAAATTAAATTTCATAATTGCTGCTGAGCCTTGTGCTGGCTTTCCGTATGCAAATAATTGCTCTTGGTGCATAATTGTGCCAGAATTACCGACCGTATATGGAGAATTTCCAAATTGAATAGATGTATTTGTTCTCATATTGTATCTGTTCATATTAGAGCTAGATCCGCCAACTTGATTGTCTGCTTTAAGAACATAAGCAAAAGTATCGTCTGCCATTCCGCCTGGATATGCAGTAGAGTTATTTAGCGGGCCGCCTAGATCAATTGTTGTATCAGTTGAGTGTGTTACTTCGTTAACGCTTGTCCATGGCTGGCTGTTTCTATATCCAGCAAGTACGTAGCCTTTTGTTATAACTTGTCTTAAAAGAAATGATACGGGTCCACCTGAGCCAGACATATATCTATTTTGCGGAAATGGCATTTAAACCTCCACAGTATATTTTAGTTTGACTGAAGCAATTCCTAATGTGGGCCAGGTGATATCAAATGGGTTTGTTTGTTCCGTAATATCTCTTAAAGATTGTCTATATGCAATAATCTTTTCTTGATCTGAATCTGAAAAAGAAGAAAATACATCTGGCATCACTAGGTAGTCTGTTGCGGTAATAGTGTTATCTCTGTGGTACTTTACTAGACTCCACTGATTTGCTATTACTTCTGCTTTTTCTTCATTTGATAAATCAATAAGCACATATGAGCCTTTAACTTTTTTACCAACAAGGGCTCTTTCAAAAGAAACCTTCTTTTTAGTTGGATCGAATGATGGGGTTTCTGTTTCATCTTCACATATATACCAATTATCAAAGCCTTCAAGGTGTGATTCTAAAATTGGTGAAGGGAAATGTGTTGAAGGATACATCTCTCTTAGCTGTTGCTCATTTACAATTTGAGTAATATGCTTATCTATAACCTGTGCGTACATTATCGTGAGTCCTTCATTGATATTGATCCTCGCCAGTTTGTTCCATTATCGTATGTAATAAATGTTATAACATCGATTCCTCCAGAAGTAAGGGCTGGGGCTGTAGCTCCTGGATATTTTGCATTTGCAAATGTTATTGTGTATGCTCCTCCGCCAGTTAATTGTAGAGAGAAAGAAACAACTCCAGTTGTCGGGGTATTGATAATAGTAAATGTTGTTGCTGCTGTTACTGTGCAAGTAAAGTCATTTGATAGGGCTAGGTCTAGATTGACTGCGCCTGACCGAGAGCCGAGGTCTAGCCTTCCAGTCTTATATGTATTAAGAGATCCTACTTGGTCTCCGATAACATCGCTTAGTAGTGCCATTAAATTACTCTCCATCCTTGAGCTGTATTTGAAAATACTAATTCTACAGCTTTGCTCTTTACGTTAAAAACTAGATCTTCCGCTACTCCAGCTATCACGCTTCCGTTTCTTGCAACTGTAAAGTTAGTTGTTTGTGAAGTTCCAGCTGAGTCAACAATGATTACTGTGTCTCCAATTGAAGGTGCGGCTGGCAATGTTATTACAAGACCTGCTGCTGGTGTTACAAGAAGTCTATCTCCTCTAACTGCTGTATATGAAGCAGTTATATTTGTCCAGGTATTTGGAATCTTTCCTGCAACTAGTGAATTTAATCCTGTAACTGTTGAAGCAAGTGCGGAAATCTGTCCGCCTGCTGTACTTACATAGTTTTCAGTTGCATAGATTCTTGTTTCGTGATCAGCAACATCAGCTTCAATATCAGTAATTCTTTGTCCGTTAACTGAGCTGTTAATTGAGGTAATAGCTGCATCTCTTGCCGCATTAATAGCAGCGATTCTTTCGGTTGTAATTGCAAGAATATCGTTAACGCCCATAGATTTTGCTAATGTGTCAAGTGCTGAGGCCAACAAAACTAAGTCGTTTGCATCTAGGGTTGTAGATGCAAGAGCGCTTACCTTTGTCTTAAATAATTCAACCTGAGTTTGCAGTGTTGTATAATCTGGCATTTTTTCTCCTAAGCCTGAGCTTCAGTCCAGGAAATTCTAGCAAGAATGTTTGCAGCCCCTGAACCAAGATTTGTTGCTGTAACTGTTAAGATGTCTGGTCCATTAGGGAATGATGGGTTTGTCTGAGACCCATTTCCGTTTAGAATTGAGTTTGAAAGGTCTCTAACTTTTTTAGCATCAAATGTAGTAACGGAGAAGTTAGTACCACCTGCGTTTTCTGTGTAGAAAGCAAAGATACGATCTCCACCAGTAACGGTATTTGTAGGGGATGTAACTGGTGCTCCAGAACCTCTAACTCCTGTACCGTCGTGATAAATTACCTGTGCAAGAGAACCAGAACCAACTCTTACTGCTTCCCATTCTGCAGGGATTGCAATACCGTTCATAGTTGCTGGATTTAGAATTCCTTCAATCAAGAATTGTCCCTGTGAAAGAACTCCAACTGAGTCAAGCTTCATCTGCATACGGTTTGCTAGTTCACGCATTCCGAAGTTTCTTCCTAGACCATTGTCTGCAGAAGGAGCTACTCTAATCGAAACGAGTGGACGAGGGGTTGGTGTGCTTCCGAATGTCTGTACTGCAGTACCGTTAGGGTTAATTGCAGAAATTGCTTCATCTGCACCCGCTAGAGCAAAAGTAAATGAAGTTGGAGCAACGCCAGTAATCAAGAAGGTTCCATTATATCTACTTGAGCCTGTAACTCTTGCTGAGCTAGTAACTGACTGGAATCCTATATTTGCATTAACTTTGCTAAATGAGAAAGTTGTAGGGCTTGGAACAAGTGAAATTGTATATGTTCCGTTAAATACGGTATCGATACCAGTGATTGTTACCTGCTGACCTACTGAATAAAGATGAGCTGTACTCGTTGTTAACGTTGCAATATTGTTTGTGAGCTGTCTAAATGTAGGAGTATAGATATCATTTACTCCAGATATGGTTACGTTTGTACCTGATGCCAGTGTGTGAGTACCTGATGTTGTCATTGTTGCAACACCTGATAGCGCCTGACGATTTGTTAGTGTTGCTGAAATTGTTCCAGATCCACCAACCTGCAAGTATCTCTGCATACCAGCGGTAAAGATAAATGACTTATCATCATTAAATTTACCATCCATAATTACAGATGATCCCCAGTGTGACATAACTGGTGCACAGTTTTGAGAAATTGTTTGTACTGAAACTTGTGCTGTGCCAGCTCCGCCAGGAATTGTTGAGTCTGGAACAAAGTTTGATTGGATAGATGTTCCAAATAGATTCATTGGAACTCCTCCGTAAACTAGAGGCTGTGCGACTCTTCTTACAATATTAACTGCATGTGCTTGAATTGATGGATTGTACGCACCAATTGATGTATATTCGCAAATCTCAAAATTAGCTCCATCTGCAATTCTTAGGTATCCTGTTGATGGCCAGAAGCTTACGTCATTGACGTAAATTACTGTGTCTTGAGGGAATAGTGTGGATCCGCTTAGCCCTGATCCTCCTGCAATTAATTTTGCAGAGTTTAGAGGCTCATTAATTGTTTCATATCTTGCAGGAAGGTTTCCTGATCTCATATATGAAGCTGTATTAATATTATTCATTACCATCTTGTGACACCAGATAATGTTACCGTCGGTGCCTCTTAATCCAAATCTAATTGAACCTGCTCCATACCAAGAGTAGTCAATAAATGTCATTTGCATCTTTGATATATCAAGGTTGTACCCTGTTGGTCCATGTCCGTCTACGGTGTCAATGTTCCATTGTGATTGTGGAATCTTTTGAATCTGTGTCTTAAGATAAGGAGAACCACTAACACTTGGTCCTCTGTATGCTGGGGCAATGTTTAAAGAAGTATCATTGTTAATCTGAATAATTCTATAAGACTGTCCTCTAACTACAATTAGGTCTCCAACAAGTAGTTGCTTTCTAAATCTAGTGTCTACTCCTGTTACTACATTTGAAAATTGTGTTACTGAGATCTTTCCAAATAGTTCTTTGTTTGAAAATCTTCTTACTGCATACAATGTCCGTCCATCATATTCAAAATAGAATCCGTTTTGATCATCATATAGTCCCGCTCTTGTTGCTGAGCCTTTCCACTGATATGCTGTTACGAATGCATTAACTCCACCTGGCAATTGATCAATTGCGCTAATTGCAGAAGTAAATGTCTTTTGTACAATAATTGTATTTGAATCTGTTACTGAACTAATAGTGAATAAACCATTGAATGGGTTATATGCTCCTACTGTTTCAATTCCCTCAATTTTAATTGTTGCTCCTGCCTGAAGGTTGTGATCTTGCAAAACACGAATTGTGATTGCATTTGATCCAACGGCTGTGCTTGATGCTGCAATATAAGATATATCAAATGAAGGGGTAAACTTTGTTCCTGTTGAAAAAGTAATTGACTTACCTGACTGATATCTAAAATATCTACGTGTCTGTCTAAGTGTTTGTGTTCCGCATACGTTATTTCCAGTCGTGAGAATAACTCCACCATCAAATGGTCTATGTTCTACGTAGCCCTCTGGCTTACAGAATAGACCAATTCCTGTGGTGTTTATTGCGCCTACTGGAATTAATGACTGTGTCATGAATGAAAATGAATTTGGGGTTGTAACTCTGTCAATCAAGAAGCTTCCATTAATTGCGCTTCCTGATGGAGCTGAAATTAAAATTGGCGTTCCTGGATAAAGTCCATGTGGGTTCGTAGTAACAACATCGATTCTTGAAAGAGTTGCACCGTCTGATGTTGCTGCCCAAGAATTTAAGGCTCCAGTATTTCCGCCTGGAATGTGTGCATTATCAAAGATTCCTCCACCGTAAAGTGTTGTTAGGGTTCCATCTAGAACGCTAGTCAAGTTTGGAACATTGCCCTTGGCAATAAATGAAAATGCTGTTGAGTCAACAATGGTAATAAGAAAAGTACCATCTGTAAGAGGGCTTAGTGATTCGTTAACGCTTACTACGTCTCCGTTGTTTAATCCGTGTGGGGTTGCGGTTGTTACAACAATTCTAGATCTTGGTGATCCGCCTGATGAAATAATAGAAAGGACATCTAGGGAGTTTCCGCCTGTATTTCTTGAAAAGAATGTTGGGTAGTTATTTTGAAGAGAAAGAGATTCCCATTTAGAACCCTGAACACCGTACTCAAAGTCAGTATCAATCAAAGACTCTGGATCAGATATTTTTAGCTTTCCAACTGCATCCAATTGGTCTGGTGAAGGCGTAAATGTCTCAGATGGCTCGTCAACCATAATTTGAAGCTTATCTGTTGAAAGCATTGATGCTGTATTATACTCAAGAACTAAAATTGTATGAACATCATTTAGGCTCTCGCTTAAAGAGTAGCTTGCTAGACCTACCGCTGGGTCTGAAAAATTATAAATAATTTTATTTTGGGTGACGTTGGTGATCAAAAGAAGATTTTGTCTTAATACAAATCTCGGAATTGTAATCGTGGATGTTGCTGGGGAAAATATAACCCCTTGGTCGTTAATTGCTCTTCTTGCCATATTAGTTAGTCTCCCTTAGAAAATAAAACTTGTTGCCATAATTGTACCATTTATCTGTGCCAAAGATGATGTTAGTGCATATTTTGGATAATAAATACCTAGATTAAGTAATGAATCTAATTCATAGGCTGAAACTCTTCTTTCAATGTCCGCCACAACTACATCTCCAATTGGACCAATAGGTCCTTGTGGTCCCGCTGGTCCTGCATTTCCCTGAATACCTTGTGGTCCTCGTACGTTACCTTGTAATACCCAGGTTGTTGTTGATGCGCTATAAACGTAATACTCTCCAGTATTTAAATTTATAAAGTTATCGCCTTCAATTAAATTTGTTAGTCCTGCATTTTGTGGAATAGATTGAGCTGTATATGTCTTTGTTCCTCTTGTACCTGGAACACCCGCTGGGCCTGTAACTGATGCGCCTTGTGGAATTGAAAAGTTAAAAACAGCATTTGTTGCTGTTCCTGAATTTGTTACTGTTGCGTTTGCACCTGCTGCAACTGTTGTTACTGTTCCTACAGATACGGCTGCGGCAGTTCCTGCTGGTCCTTGAGGGCCAGTGGCTCCCGTTGGGCCAGGTCGTGATCCTGCAACGACTACCCACTCAGTTCCGTTATAGCGTTTTAATGACATATTTGATTACCTCTCCACTATTATACAACA